TCCCTGAGGTCCTTGAGCACCTTGTGATCCTTGTGGTCCTGCATTACCTTGAGGTCCATATCCTTGAGGTCCAATAGCACCTTGGATGCCCTGATTGCCAGTGTGGCAGCGGGGGAGAAGGCTGCGCGTGTGGAGTCATGGCAGCCCTAGTGGAGTGCCCTGAGTGCGGTTGCGAGTACCCGCCGCATGCCACACGGTGGATGTGCCCCCAGTGCCATTGGAAGGACACCTGTTGCGAAGGCGAGCCATGTAAACCTAGGAGGTTCAGGGATGACGAATCAGCCGACTAACGACGCAATGTACACAACCCTAGAATTGTATTATGGCCCGAATAAAAGTCTAGGGGATTACCTCCGCAGGTATTATGCGAATTTTCGTGGCGAGGATTCTGCTAGCCAACAGTACGAATGGTACGATGGGACGGAAGCAACTGGTGCCACTGTTGGTGATATTGCTAACGATTTTTGGAATAACGGCGAGTTTCTATTCTCTAACCTTGAGTGGGAGGACGGAACAAACTTCCTAATGGAAGATGATGCTTTGACCGCCTTGGAGGTCGGAAACAATAATGCCTACACCCCCTAGTGATCGACGTATTAGCCAGTTGCCCGAAGCGTTTACGCTTGCGGGCGATGAACTATTTGTTGCCGTCACCGATCTTGCAACTGTCGCTACCAACAAAAAGGTTACGGCAACTACGTTGCGTAACTATTACGCGGGTGCGGTGGGTGTTGGTGGGACCACTACGGGTGCTGCGGGGACAAGCGCACAAGTAACCTATAGCGCTGGTAATTTTTATTTCACTATCCCTAGGGGTGATACTGGTGCGACTGGTCCCCAAGGCCCACAAGGGTATGTCGGTCCGCAGGGTGCTACTGGTCCTCAGGGTTCTATTGGTAATACGGGTCCGCAAGGTCCTCAAGGTGATATAGGCCCGCAAGGCCCGCAAGGTTTCACTGGACCACAAGGTGACATCGGTCCACAGGGACCACAGGGCGATCAAGGTTTTCTAGGCCCACAGGGGCCGCAAGGGCCGCAGGGTTCAATAGGACCGCAGGGCTTGCAGGGTCAGGCTGGCATCCAAGGACCACAGGGTGACGTTGGCCCTATGGGGCCGCAAGGCCCGCAGGGCGATACTGGTCCGCAGGGTTCTACTGGCCCACAGGGGCCACAAGGTTCTACTGGCCCTCAAGGTGACACTGGACCGCAAGGTTCTACTGGACCCCAAGGTTCCACAGGTCCTCAGGGTGGTACTGGGCCTCAGGGTCCTCAGGGACCCCAAGGCGCCGCTGGTTCTAACGGCGTAACTAGTATTGCTGGCACCGCAAACCAAATTACTGCGAGCGCTAGCACTGGTGCCGTCACTCTTAGTGTTCCGCAAAACTTTATTCTTTCTGGTACGTTACCTAAGTTGGAGTTGCGTGAAACAACTAGTACGGCAAATGTTGATATTTTCTTGGGGCAGAATGGTACAGATGGTGAAGGTCTGCGCATCAGATACGAGTCTGGGTCAGGTCATTCTTATCTGAATAATATTTACAACCTTGGAAATTTGGTTTTCCAAACCAATAGTATAACGTCTTTTATCATTGATGCTAGCGGTAATGTTATCCACAAGAGGGATGGTTCTGGATATTGGCAGGAATCAACAGGTACTTGGGGTGGGAACCCTGGTACTGGTATAGGTAAAATTGAGTACCACTCAAATCGCTGGTATATCGGTGCTGGTTCTAACTCTACGGAACTTTTGCGTATCCGCCGAGGCGGGACAGATGAAGTCAGCATCGATAATGATGGTACTGTTCGCGCTTATGCTTACTGTGGTAATGAAAACGTTGGTGGTACTGGCGCAGCAGCGTGGTTTCCCAGTGGTTTGTATTCCAGTTCTGGCGCTACCGCATGGATTTACGGTACAAAGAATTTTGGTTACGGTTCAATTTACGCTGAAGGATACCACTGGAGTAATGGTCCTACGGGATTGACTGATGCTAACGCTATTTCGTGTACTAACTGGTTCCGTTCGACTGGTGGTTCTGGTTGGTATAATGCCACCTATACGGGTGGAATCTACATGGAAGATTCCACATGGATTCGTACATACAACTCCAAAAACTTTTATGTAAACGGCTCAGACATCCGCAGCAACGGCGTATTCTCCACGAATAACACGAACAACGGCGCAAACCTGCGAATGACCTCTGGCAATATTACATGGTTTGGATGGTTTGGCTACTACGCCCAATATGTTGACGGCACCCATGTCAAAACATTTGTTATTGACCACCCGACTAAACCAGACAACTACCTTGTCCACGCCTGTGCCGAAGGACTCACATCCGATGTGTTCTATCGTGGCGAAGCACAATTAAGGAACGGAATATGTGTAGTGACGCTCCCAGATTATTTCGAGGCGTTGACAGAAACACATGGCCGTACTGTTATGATTACACCTATTGCGGATGAAAACGGACCAGTTGCCAACCTTGCAGCGCATGAAATACATGACGGCCAATTTGTTGTTGAACAAATTGGCGGATACCATGTGCCTTTCCAGCGTTTCTGGTGGCGGGTGGATGCTATCCGCAAGAATACAGAGTTTGAAGTTGAGCCTTCACGCACAACCCATGAGGTCGCTGGTGACGGACCATATACATATCTGAAAAAGAAGGTTGCATAATGTCAATGACATTTACCCCAGAAGAACCTAAGACCTCTTATGGTACGGTTGAGTTTTATAATGCTGCCCGCAAGTATGGTTTTGTCATCACGGATGATGACGAAGATTACAACTTGTTGTTTAATGGCGAGTATGACCTTCAACGTGGTGATAGGGTTGCGTTTGAGCGCACTATCAGTGGCGAAAAGGGACCCAAAGCGGTTAATATCCGAAAGGTAGAAAATGAATAACGAAGTTCAAGTTGACCCCAATCTGGTTATCCAGTCTTTGACACGCCAGATTGCTGACCAAGCAACAAAGATTGCGATGCTTGAAGCGTTTATTGAAAAGTCATCTGGAGCAACAGAAGGCAGCACCCCGACAGTTAGCGAGTGACAATGATTTCTATTGTCACAGCAACATACAACACCACACCGCAACAACTGTTGCGGTTGTGGGATAGTATAAAAAAACAGACATATACCGAATGGGAATGGGTTATCCACGATGATTCGCCCACCGACAATATGGAAGTTTTTAGACTAATCCAAGGTATTTGCGCGGACGAACGTTACGTTATCAGCGTTAGCAAACCGCACGAAGCCTATGGCCGTGGTATCGGTTACGCAAAACGTACTGCATTTGGTTTGGCTCACACTGATATTCTTGTCGAAGTTGACCACGACGATGAACTAATGCCAACATGTTTGGAAGAAATCAAACTAGCGTTTGATGACCCTGAAGTTGGGTTTGTTTTTTCTGACTGGGCAGAAGTTCTACCTAGCGGGGAATACGCACGGTACTCTTCAGGCTGGGGATTGGGTTACGGCACCGAATATGAGATTGACGACAAATGGATTATGAGTATGCCAGTTGTCAATAAGCATACTCTCGCACATATTGTTGCAGTGCCAAACCATGTACGGGCTTGGCGTTCAGATGTCTATTGGGAAGTCGGTGGACACAACCCGATGCTGAGGGTTTGTGATGACTACGATTTGATACTAAAGACCGCGCTGGCTACTAAAATGCACCACATTCCAAAGTTTCTTTATAAGCAACATATCTCTGGCGAGACGGCACAACGCGAGTTTAACGCCGACATCCAAGAGTTGGTTCCCGTTATCCACGCCTGTTATGCTAAGGAAATCAACATCAAGTACCCCGATTAAACGGAGGAACAATGAAGAAAGCCATAGCAGCAGTTCTAGTTTGTTGCGCCCTAGTTGTCCCCGCTGAGGGGCAGGCGAAGTCAACGCTTCGCTGCCCCAACATGAACAAGGTGACCAAAGCAGTAGCGAGAGAGATTGGCTGGGACAAAACCCGTCAGATTGACCACATCATGTGGCGCGAATCCCGCTGCAATCCTAGGGCAATTAACCCAGACGACCCATATGGTGGGTCGCTAGGGCTGTTCCAAATCAACCAGTTTTGGTGCAAACCTAGCCGTTCAACTGGTGATGGTATTCTGGTTGAGTGGAACATTGTGGACAACTGTAGGGATTTGTATAAACCTATGATTGCTGCGGAAGCCTTTACTGCCATCTATGAGTATGTGGATGACCATTATGGTGATGGCTGGATTCCGTGGGGTGGAGAGCCGTGGACCTCAAAGAACTAGTTAATGAGAAAGAATGGCGCCGTTGTCGCGGGCCAGAGAACGCCACCGTTGCGGAGCAACTAGAGGCTTTCAAATACTTTTGTGAGAACTACTGGTACATTAAACATCCCGAACGTGGACGTATCAAGTTTGAGTTGCGTGAAGCGCAAATCGAAACGATGGAAGCGTGGCTTGGTGAACGCTACAGCGTAGTCCTGAAGGCCCGCCAGATTGGATTCTCTACTTTGGCGGCAGCGTATGCGTTTTGGTTGGTGTTCTTTTTTAATGACAGATTTGTTATCATGCTATCTAGAACTGAGCGAGAAGCCATGAAATTGTTGGCCAAGTCCAAGTATGGTTACAAGTTTCTTCCACAGTGGATGAAGGAACGCGGCCCCCGTCAGACCACTGACCACCAGTTGAAGATGGTGTTTGAGAATGAGTCGGCTATTGAGTCGCTGCCATCTGGTTCCGACCCTGCTCGTGGTGAGTCTGTGTATCTGGTGATTGTGGACGAATGGGCGTTCTTGCCCAACCCTGAGGAAGCATGGGCATCTATTGAACCGATTACGGACGTTGGTGGTCGCGTCATCGGTTTGTCCACCGCCAATGGTTCAGGAAACTTTTTCCACAATCTGTGGGTTGGCTCCCAAACTGGAGCCAACAAGTTTGTTGGTATCTTCTTTCCGTTTGACGCCGACGGCGAACGTGGCGAGGACTGGTATGACTCTAAGGCTAGGAACATGCAGCCTTGGCAGTTGCACCAAGAATACCCACGCTTTCCTGAGGAAGCGTTCATCAAATCAGGTAACCCTGTTTTTGATATTGACGCTTTAGATATGCTGCCTACTATTAACCCTTATCAGGGTTATTTGCACGTGTATTCTCCACGTAACGTAGAGTTCCGCGAGGTGGAAGGTGGGGAGTTTTCTGTGTGGGAATCTCCTGATCCGTCTAAGGTTTATGTTGTGGCAGCGGACGTTGCCGAAGGTTTGTCGTATGGTGACTATAGTTCGGCTCATGTGATTGACGCCACATCTGGTGATGTGGTGGCACATTGGCATGGCCGCGTTGAACCAGACTTGTTTGGTGAACTGCTGGCTGAAATCGGCTGGTGGTATAACCAAGCCCTGTTGGGTGTGGAATCTAACAACCATGGTTTGACAACGATTAAGGCTGCTCAGCGATATGGCTATAAGAATCTGTATAAGGCTCGGTCTTTGAATAAGGCGCATGCCCAGCCGTCGCAGACGTTGGGCTGGCGCACAACCAATACCTCTAAGCCGTTGATGATTGACGAGTTGGCAGCCAGTATTCGTGATAGTGCGTTGAATATTTATTGTGCGAGGACAATCGCGGAGTTGCGAACCTATGTTCGTAAACAGAATGGGAAAATGGGCGGTTCCCCACATGACGACCGTGTTATCAGTCTGGCTATCGCCAACCAGATGCTGAAATACGTGTGGCTATCCGAGTATCGGGGTGACGTTCAGGTGCCGCATAACAGCATTTTGTGGTGGGAACAGCACCTATACAGCGAACAAATGGACTCAAAGGTTCCTATTGGGAGCCATAATGTGCGAACCAAGACGAGATACTAGCGATCTAGGGAACGAATCGGGGTATATTGATGAGTTTTGTATGCCAAACCTGTAGCAAAGAAAAGGATGAAACCCTCCAACGCAGGGGTCCCATCTGCTTTGCATGCCATGTCAAGTCCATCAGGCTTGGTTTCACCTACGGTAAAGAGAATTTCCATGGCGATACCATTGGCGAACGTCAACGTAAAACTGTAGAGGACGCCAAGATTAACGGCTACAATGCCGAGCCTGTTGGGACTAGGTGGATCTGATATGGAGTGGCTGGTCCCTATTGCGGTGGCTATTATCACTGGCCCAGTAGTGGTGTTGCTGCAAAGGTTACGTAGGGAAAACACCAGCCAACATGCTGAGTCTCGCAGTTTACTGGAGCATGTAGTAATTAAGGTTGATAAATTGCACGATAAGTTCGACAATCACATTGAGGATGGGCATGGTCATTAGGTTCGATGATAAGACGAAGGCTGTTGTTTCTAGTTACGTCCGCGCAGCGGTTGCTGCTGGACTTGCTGTTTATATGGCTGGCGGTCGTGATGTACGCGCTATTCTGTCTGCTGGTGTGTCTGCTTTGGTTCCACCACTGCTGCGTTGGCTTAACAAGAATGACACGGCGTTTGGTCGGGGCGCACAATAATGGCTAGGCGCTCCAACAGCGAACTACTCAAGGACTATTGTGAGCGTCTGAACGCTTCTAAGCGTTGGCGTAAAGACGAAGGTTACGACGCCGTATGGCGTCGCCTAGTTGATCTATATAAGGGCAAGCAGTTCGATTCCTATAGTGAGGAAGATCGTGTTCTGGTTAACATGGTGTTCTCCACTGTTAACGTGATTGCGCCGTCTATTGCAGTGAACTATCCGAAGATTACTGTTAATGCAGTTAACGCGGACAATGCCCCTAATGCTGTTATTACTGAGGCTGTTGTCAACTATTGGTGGCGTTTCAAGGATATTGGTGGCGAGTTCCGCCGCGCTGTCAAGGATATGATTATTGTTGGCCATGGATGGATCAAGGTCGGCTACAGGTTCGTTGAAGAAGAAGTTGTCGGTCAGGATGTTGACCCGTCTGACCCGATGGCTGAAGGCGGCGAAAGTTCCACAACTACAGTCATTCTTGAAGATAGCCCGTTTGCTGAGCGTGTGTCCCCGTTTGATGTGTTTGTTGATGCTGATGCTACTAGTATGCGTGACGCACGCTGGGTAGCCCAGCGTGTACGTCGTCCCATTAGGGACATTAAGAGTGATAAGCGTTACTCGAAGGCCGCTAGGGACGAGATTAAAGCCGCTACTGTTGCCCGTTATTCGGATGACCCGAGCCGTAAAAAGATTCAAGATAAGTCTGTGGGTTACGCCGAGATTTGGGAGTTCTATGATATTACTAATCGCAGTATGTGCGTATTTGCTGAAGGGTCTGATAAATTCCTGATTGCCCCAATGCGGATGCCGTATTCGTTCGGTCAGCCGTTCGTGATGATGCGCAACTACGATGTGCCCGACTGCTTCTACCCGATTGGGGACCTTGAACAGATCGAACCGATGCAGCATGAGTTGAACGAAACTCGCACCCAGATGATGAACCACCGTAAACGGTTCGCACGCAAGTGGCTCTACAAGGAATCCGCTTTCGACAGCATGGGCCGTGGCGCTTTGCAGTCGCAGGAAGATAACGTTATGGTTCCCGTCATCACGGATGAACCATTGTCTAATGTTATTTATCCGATGCCTGCGGTGATTAACCCGCCAGAGTTCTATAGCCAGTCGGAATTGATTACGACTGACATTAACCAGATTTCTGGTGTTACTGAGATTCAGCGTGGCGGTTCGCCTGAGATTCGGCGCACCGCAACAGAAGTCAACCTGATCCAAGATGCAGGTAATGCGCGGACAGCGGACAAGTTGGCTATCGTTGAGAAGGCCATCAGTGAGGTCGGGCGACGCATGGTTGCGTTGGCCCGCCAGTTTATGACTGGCGAGCAGGTAGCCCGAGTCATGGGCAAGGATGGCGAACCTGCTTGGGTTACCTTTGACCGCGACTATCTGCAGGGCGACTTCGACTTTGAAGTTGTTGCTGGTTCAACCCAGCCACAGAACGAGTCGTTCCGCCGCCAGATGGCGCTACAGATGGTTGACGCTATGGCACCGTTTGCTAGCGCAGGCATTGTGAACATGAAGGAACTGGCTGCACATGTGTTGCAGTTTGGTTTTGGTGTGAAGAACCCCGAACAGTTTATGGCAGCAGAAACACCGCCTGCACCTCCCATGCCTGCTGGTCCTGTCCCCGCTCCTCCGATGGATATGGGGGCTGGGGCGGCACCAATGCCGCCTATGCCCCCCATGTAGGGAACGGTTGCAACTATATATAGAGCAACCACTCTAGGACTCTAGGAGATTAAAACATAATGAGCGATGAACTCGCAGCCGTAGCAGGAACGGAACCCGCTGGTGGGTCACCCGATGTTTCTAGCGAGGCAACCAGTCAAGGGATTGATTCCCCCGTTCTCAGTGTAGATGAGTACCAGAACTATAAGGTGCCCATTAAGATTGATGGCGAGGAGTCTTACATTCCTTTGGGTGAGGCAATCTCTGGCTATCAGCGCCAAGCAGACTATACCCGCAAGACGCAGGAACTTGCTGAGCAACGGGAGCAGATGCAATTTGCTACCGCTTTGCAAACCGCGTTGGAACGTGACCCTGCTGCCACCATTGATTTGTTGGCTCGGCATTATGGCATCAGCCGTCAGGCTGCTGCCGACATGTTGGATGGTGCCACTGATGACTATGAGGAGATTGATCCCGTCGAACAGCGCTATAGGGCGTTGGATGAACGGATTGCCGCATTTGAGGAACAGCAGGCTTTGGCGCAGGTGGAGAAAGAAATTTCTCGTCTGCAATCCAAGTATCAGGATTTTGACGCTAATGAAGTAGTGAACAAGGCGCTCCGAGTTGGCACTACTGATCTGGAATCAGTCTATAAGCAGATTGCTTTTGACAAGATAATGGCTCGGCAAGAGATGGAACGTACGGCACGTGAGCAACTGGCTGCTAAAGAGCAGCAAGTTGTTGAAGCCAAACGCGAAGCCTCTGTTATTTCTGGCGGTTCTAGCCCTACTGGGGCGGGGACAGTGCAGGAGGCTGAACCTATCAGGTCAATTCGTGATGCTTGGGCTGCGGCCAAACAAGAATTGAACGCAAACTTTTAACTTTTAATTTTCTAGATAGGAGAAAACTATGGCTATTCATGGTGATGCTTTCCAGACTCTTCTGGCAACCACGCTTGCTAACTACCGTGACCAGTTGACCGACAACATTTTCACGGCTCGTCCCCTGACCTACCACCTCATGGATAAGGGTCGCATCCGCATGTTGGATGGTGGTACGAAGATTGTGGAACCGTTGATCTACGGACAGAACAGCACTGTTGGTTCGTACTCGGGTTACGACACGATTTCGCTTTCGCCGCAGAGCGGCATTTCGGCTGCTGAGTTTGATTGGAAGCAGTACGCTGCGTCCATCGCCATCAGCGGTATCGAAGAGGCGAAGAACAATGGCGAAGCCGCAATCGTGAACCTGCTCGAAGCCAAGATCATGCAGGCTGAAGAGTCAATGCGTGAAGGTTTCAACCAGATGTTCTTCGGCAACGGCACTGGCAACTCGGGAAAGAACTGGGATGGCCTTGGCA